TCTCCGCGAGAGTCACGAAAGCGATCGACGTGATCTCCGCGGTGCTCTCGGAGGCGGCGACGGCGTTCTCGATCCGGTGCCGCTCCCCGATTGGGGTACTGTCATGCACAATTCTCATTGTTGTCCTCCTTAAAGAGATCGCGCACGTAGGCGTCCATCCGCTGCAGGAGTTTGTGGGAATCTCCGAGTTCCGCGTGGGCCTTCCAGGACCCGTAGCACTCGTCGAATTTCTCCCGCGTCATCCTGCCTTCCCGGACGAGCCGCGCCATCCGTGCCAGTTTCTTCCGCTCGTGCTTCACGTTCTTCGGGTCGATGATCCGGACGACCTTGCCGGTCTCCGTCAGCCTGAACGTGAATCCGAGCACCTTGATCCCGTTCTTCAGCGGGAAGATCCGTGTCTTCTTCGGATGCAGATGCAGTCCGAGCTTCCCCAGCTCCCGGTCGATCTCCGCCCGGCAGCGCTCCAGGAAGTCCCGGTCCGCGCTGATCAGGTAGAAGTCGTCCATGTATCGACCGTAATATCGGGCGCCCAGCCGCTCTTTGATGAAGTGATCGAGAGGATCCAGCAGGGAGATGCCCAGGATCTGCACCATCTGACTGCCCGGCTCGAAGCCCACCTCGTAGGGATACTGCCGCTGCAGCCATGCCATGGCGTGGTCCACCGTTTCCTCGTCCAGCTTCCGGGAGAAGCACTCCCTGGCGTCGCTGTGCCGCATGTTCCGGTAGTAGCCCTCCACGTCGCACTGGAGCACCCAGCCCTCGCGCCCGCCGTGGTTGATGAAATAGCGGCGCATCTGATACTCCAGGCGATCCATGGCTTTGGTCGTGCCCTTGCCCTTCTGGCAGGCCATATTGTCCCACACGAAGCTGCGCGTCATGGCGGGATACACCACGTTGTCGTTCAGGCTCCGCTGGACGATGCGGTCGCGGATGTGGGTGGAGGAGCACGGTCGCTCCTTGGGATAGGTCAGTCGGAAGGTGTGGGGCTTGCGCGGCTTATAGGTCTCCGCCGCGATCTCCCGCTCCAGCCTCAGAGTCTCCTCGATTCCGTGGGTGACGTACCGGGCGACGGACGCCTTCCACATCTTGCCTCTCCGGCATTTCTGCATCGAGTCCCAAAGAGCCTCAAATTCTGTCGATTCCTTAAAATTCATAAATAGATCCGCGGAGTCATAGCGGACATCGTCCCGGAGGACGGCCGCATCTCCGAAGTGTTGTTCGGCCCTAAGGCCCGGCACTCGGCTCCCTGTATCGTTTGCTCTCCCGGCGTTCCGATCCTGCGGATCGGCCTCATAGCCTGAGCGACACAGTCCGGGCAGCCCCTATTCCCGTTGTACGCGTTGTTGTTGTTGACGTTGCCGCTGTTGTTCACGTACCACTCATTGTTCGCGTTGCCCCGATTGGCAGAGCGCAGCCATACGTTGACCGCGGAAGGGAGCTGTTTAGCCTACAGCCGTTATAAGATCAGACATCCTTGTATCTGCTCTTATCCGATTCGTGCCACCGTTCAAGGGCGGCGCGGGTGCCGATGACGAGTCCGCCCCAGAATTTGATCCGCTTGGCGGTGAGATGAAAGTACTTCTGGCAGATCTGTATGTCCGCCAGCAGATCCCCGCACAGGGCGATGGCCTCCCGCTGCCGGGAGAGCCGTTCCTCTTTCCTCCAGGGCTGGCGCGTCAGGTTGATCTCGTTCGCCGTGAAGGCGAGGTGGTAGATCTGCCGAGCCTCCTCCCGGACGATATTCGTCAGGGAGTCTTCCCGGAAGACGAGGATCTGCGTGACCTTGTCGTCTTCCTTCCGCTGCTCCCTGAAGGAGCAGTCCGGGAACCATTTGAGGTTCGACGTGATCTGGAAGGTGTACCGCGCCAGCTCCAGCGCGGCTGTCACCGGCGTGAAGGAATTTTCTTTGTGCTGGTTCTCGGTTGCCATTTGTCCCTCTGGGATCCGCCCGCAGGTGTGCGGGCGGGATTATGTCGATTTCTTGATGATACAGGCCGGGCAGCCCCTAAGCCCGGTGCACGCGCTGCTGAGGTTGACGTTGCCGCTGTAGGTCACGCACCACTCATTGCTCGCGTAGCCCCGACCGGCAGAGCGCAGCCATACGTTGACCGCGGAAGTTTTCGCGGAGACGTTGTACTTGATCAGGATCGGGTACGTTGTCGACCGCTGGAACTGCCCGGACAGCCCGGCCTCCTCGGCCAGGGCTTTGTAGTAGTCCCACGCCTCGCCTTCTCCGGCCAGCTCCGGCGCGATGTCCCACTCGTTCAGCGCGGGCAGGAAGATCTTATCCTGCGTGGTCTCCAGGGGATCCTCGAAGCCTTCCTGGCTGTTCAGCGCGGTCACCACGTCCACGGTGGGGATGATGGCCAGCAGATCGGGATCCAGGCCGGCCAGGAAGCCGCGCATGTTCAGCTGCTCGCTGGGGCGGTCCCATGGGTTCTGGGGAGCCCACCAGGCGTTCGCTGCGCCGTCGCTGTTGAGCCACTGCCGGATGGCGCTCTGCGACCAGCGGCCATACCCGTAGACCACGCGCGAAGGCGCGTTGATCTGCCCGTTGGTGCGGTGCGGGTTGGCGGAGGACGTGCTGCCCAGCTCCGTGCCGGTGCCGCTGGCGGCGGTGGTGCCGCTCTGCTTCACGGTCGTGCTGCCCTTAGCGAAGACCTTCCAGGTCCGCCCGTTCGCCGGGTCGTACTTGTTGTCCTTGCCGCAGTCGATGAACAGCTGATCGTCGGCGTCCATGGCGGAGGTCAGCGTGAAGTAGATCGTGGCGTCCTTCACCCAGCCGTTGCCGTAGGCGTAGCCGATGGTGATGTAGTACGTCCCGGCGGCCAGGCCGTCCTCGCCGGCGTAGTAGATCGCCTCCGGCGCGTCGAAGTTGATGCCGTCCGGATAGGCGTAGTGCCAGCAGAGAGCCATGGATCCGTCTGCATAATGATGCACCACGTCCCAGGGCGCCTCGTACTTGGTACCGGCAGCCTTCTCCCAGTTGTCGTCGATGCGGGTACCCACCGGCAGAACGGCTGCGGCGCGTCCCTCGTCCACGATGGCCTGCAGATCCGACCAGCGGTTGTCCGCGATGATCGCCCGCTCCAGGTCGGTTATCTCTGTCTTAATATCTCCCATCTGCCCCACCAGCGCGGCCAGATACTGATGCTCCCTGGTGATCGGATATTCCGGCAGCTCCACGTCCTCACCCAGCATGGCAGCCAGGTACTGCTCCGTCGGATTGATGGGGTATTCCGGTATAGACATGTTTACTCTCCTCCTTCATACATGAAATAGATCTGCCCGTTTGAGATGTCCGATGTGGTCGGGACCGTGGGCCCGCTCTTGATCCCGACATTCGCCGGCAATACCCCGACGAGTCTGTCGCCTATCTCCAGCGTGGCCGCCAGCTCCGTTTCTCCTACGCTTCCCGGCGCCACGCCTCCCTGCGAGATATACTGCATGGCCGCCAGCAGCTCAGCCAGTGCGTCGTTCACGTTGGTGGAAGTCAGTCCGTCCACGTCCGCTCCGATCTGTGCCGCCGCCGTGATGGCCGTCAGCTCGTCTATCAGGGCGTTGAGCTTCGCCTTCACCACTTCGGTGATCAGCTTATCGAAAGCCTGCTTGTTCTGCTGTGCGGATCCCGTGAGCTTGTTCGGCTGGCTCTGCACTCCGTAGGTCGTGATGTCGGAATCCGTTATCTTCTGACTCGTAAAACTCATATTGTCCTCCTACCCGATCTCGCAGATCGTGCCGCCCACGTTCATGAACAGCCGCCCCTCATAGACCGTTCCTTCGATATTCATGTACGCCTTCACGACCTGGCGGATCGTTCCGTCGTCGTTCACGTACACCGGGATATTGTTCTTCGTCCAGATCGCGTACAGAGTCACCGCGGCGTTCGTCTCGTAGTAGCTCCCGGCGGTATAGCTCGTCCCGGTCCCGTCCGCTGCGGTGTTCCACGCGACGAAGCTGTAGCCGGTCCTGGTGAACGTGCACCCCGGTACCACCAGCCTGGAGCCGTAGGTCTTTGTCTCAGGTGCCTGTGAGCCTCCGTCAGCTCCGTTCCCGTCGAAGGTGACCGCGTAGGTGTCCGGCGCCCACTGGGCGTACAGCGTCACAGCGGCGTTCGCCGTGTACGATCCTCCGGCTTCGTATGGTGTCCCGCTCCCGTCGGCTGCCGTGTTCCAGTTTACGAAGTGATACCCCGTCGGCGCGGTAAATCCGTTGGACCTTAGCGTCAGGCTCTCGCCGTAGGTCTTCGTCTGGCTCGTCGTGGTCCCGCTCCCGCCGTTGGCGTTGTAGGTCACCGCGAAAGTGTTCGGCGACCAGATCGCATACAGCGTCAGGTTGGAGTTTGTGCTGTAGCTCTGTCCCGCTGAGTAGCTGGAACCGCTACCGTCCGCCGCCGTGTTCCACCCGGCAAATGTGTGCCCCGGTTTCGTCCACCCGCAGCTGTACAAATTTACGGCGTATCCCCACGTCTTGCTCTGTGAGGCCGTGGATCCCGCTCCGTTGTTGGAGTTGTACGCAATCGTGTATACGGGAGTGATGTATGCCGACCCCTTGGCCGTACCGCTCATGTAGGTCGCGTGGTCGAACGGTGAGGAGCTGGCGCTGCCGCCGCCGCCCGATACCCCGTATGTGGCGTTCTCGTTCAGCGTCCCGGTCCAGTAGGCCGTCACGCTTCGTCCCCAGCCGTAGGCTTTCGTGCTGTTCCCGACCTTGAACCCCACCCAGCCGGGCGGATAGAAGGTGCCGTACTCGCCTTCGCTGGATGTCATCCGGAACCGTATGGACACGTTGTTCTTGTCCAGCCGGGCGATATACACATCCATGCTGACGCTGACGTTGTTCTCTTTCCTCCCGCCCGTGGTGATCTTTTTATAGCTCGATCCGCTCGGCAGCGTCGGCGCCGTTTGTGTCCAACCCGCCATGGCTTAATACCCGTAAAGCGCCTGACGAAGCCTCGTGTTGTCTCCCGGCAGGCTCGTATCCAGCTGGGATACCATCATGTTGTACATCGCCAGGTACACGCTGTAATCCATCACCAGGTCCGGCAGCAGGTTCTGCGCGCACACCCAGTACGGAAGGCACTGCGCCGCGTCCTCCGGTACCTCGAACTCGTAGTCGTCCGGCGTCTCCGCGTTGATGCTCGCCGGGATCGCGTAGTAGTCGATCTCGAAGTGGCAGCCCTCGTCGCTCAGCGGCACGATCAGGACCTTGTTCCGCCACCGGTACCGCTTCGTCACGATCTTTCCGTCCCGGTAAATGCGGTACGGTTTGCGGAAGTCCGACGGCATATAGTATTCTTCCTGCTCCCCGTCCGCCGTGAACTCCGATGTCTTGATCACCGGCACGATCTGCGCCAGGTTCTTTTGGGCGATATCGAAGAAGTACGCCATCTTCAGCTCGATGTCTTCATCGTGCTCGATATCCCCGCCGGCGCTGTGCTCGTCCAGGAGCATATACACTTTGTCTTTCGCTTCTCTCAGATTCATATCGTCACGATCTCCGTTACATCTGCATCCCGTCCAGCATGGGCAGGCTCCGGGTGCCTTCGATCCCATCGACGCCCGGCAGCTCTCCTCCTATTCCCGGCATTTCTCCGCCGGCGCCCGGTATCGTTCCGTCTCCTCCGGCCTGCTGTTCCGGAAGCGTCGCCTGCTGCGCGAACCTTCTCTCCCAGTCTTTTATGATGTCCTGTTTGCCTGGGATGTCCAGCACCTGCAGCTGCGCCGCGAACAGTCTCCAGTTCTCCGCCGTGATCTGCGACGCCGTGAGCGCCTGCAGTGCCTGGAGTGTCGCCTGCTTTCCCTTCACCACGCTGTCTCCGGCGGTTATGGTCACGTCTACGCGCGGCCAGTAGGTCCAGCTCTCCCGAACCACGTTGCCGTCCAGGTCGTAGACCTCCGGCATCTGCTCGGCGAAAGCGTCGGCATTGAACTTCATCCTCTTTGCCGGCCGTTCCCTTACCTCGTCCGCTCCGATGAACAGCATGCGGTCGTCATCGAAGAACTCCAGCGCCAGCCAGTCCAGCAGCTCATAGAGCCGTTCAAAGCCCTTGTGCCGGTCGTTCCTCTTTATGTCGGACTGCGCCTGCGCGTCTCCGTGCAGGATGGCCAGGCCCGTGGCCGTGGTCACTCTCGCAGCCTCCTGTCCCATGTTGGTCTCGTAGTTGCGGTTTGTGCGCTCGATCTGGTTTTTGAACCAGTCCAGGGTCATGCTGGCGTTGGCCATGCTCTGCAGGCCGCCGAGCCTCCGCACCCCTGCCATCATGTTTTTCTTGACTTTTATGACGGCGCCCGGCTCGTTGGTCAGCTCCTCTCCGTCCGCCAGCGCGCCTTCCTCCACCATCACGATGTCGTTGGCCATGAAGGCGTCGTTTAGGATCGCCATGGCGAGCTTCCTGTCTGCCGCATCCACCAGGTCCATGATCGGGAAGAGTTCGCTCTTGTTCCAGAACTGGTTCTCGTCCCCGATCCTCCAGTAGTGCACGAACGGGAACAGCTGGTTCTGCTTGCAGGTCCTCTCCCAGTAGTTCGGGATATAGCGCAGTTCCTTGCCTCCCGCCTGTATGGAACACGCCACAGCGCCCGCCGGCACCGGGTTTCCGTTTTCGTCTTTTGTGTCCTCCGGCTGGCGGAACCAGTGTTCAAGGATCTGCACCGTGTCGTCCATGTCGTCGATGGCAGTGGTCATGTCGAACGGTCCGGCGCGATCCACGTAGTCCTCGGCCATGATGTCTTCCCGCCGGATCCCCAGCCTCTCCAAATCTTTTTTGAAAAGCTGGCAGAACTTCACCTTGTGGATGGAGTACACATAGTCCAGGAACTGTCCATCCTGGATCGTCCCGTTTCGCACCGACGGATCCGGGAAGATCGCTTCCACCGGGATGTCGGTGATCCGGATATCTCCCTCGTTCACGCCGCAGCGCATCGACGAATCCCAGTACGCCTTCCAAAAGGCGTCTCCCAGCTTCAGCAGCCGGCGTTCGTTCCTGGTGTTCAGGTCGCTCAGGCGGTTGTTCTCGCAGATGTATCGCACGGCAAACTCTCTCTGCCGGGCCTTCTGACTGTCCATATCGTCGTCGCGCCCGTGGAACTCCGGCTCCGGAACAGTGGGATCCAGCTGACTTTCCACCATGATCCACGGGTCCGGCATGTTCGCCGGTGACCACGGCAGATCGTTTTCCCTGCAGAACTTTATGACCTCCCGTGTCGCGTCGTGAATGAAGTTGTAGTAGTCGTTATAGCGTGTCCACTCGATTTCCTGCCCGGTCCGTGCCGCTTTGGCCCGGTGGAACAGTCCTGTCACCGTCTCCTCCCGCGCCTCCCGCGTGGAGTAGTCGTACCCGATCACCGCGGGTTCCTCTTTCTTTTTTCGGTTAAAAGCCATATTGCCTGCTCCGATCTCTTACAGGATCTTTTCCAGATACGCGCTCAGCGTCCCGTTCCCGGCCTTTTCCTTCCAGCGGGTAAGTACATCCTCCCGCACCGTGACCGTGATCGTGGTGTAGCGTGGCGTGTCCCGCGGATCCTCCTTTGGTGTCTCCGCTTTTCCCGGCAGCTTCAGCACCTGGCCGGGATAGATCGTGTAGTCCCATAGGTTGTTGTATTTCTTGAGCGTCTCGTAGAGCATGCCGTTCCCCAGCTCCCTCTCCGCGATGCTCCAGAGGCTGTCGCCGCTTTGTACGGTGTAGGTCCTCTCCTTGTCTGTAGGCTCCGGCGCCGGTACCTGATCCGCCGGCTTCTCTTCCTTCTCGGTGAATCTCAGCACGCACTGCCACGGGAAGTTGTAATATCCCATCACGCGGATCTCCCGGCCCGTCTGGTCCCCGGTCTTTCCTCCCGTGGCACCGCCGTTCTCGTTCCCGCCCGCGTTCACGATCTGCCCGTTCCCGGTATACAGAGCCGTGTGCTTCGTCTCATGGAGGAGCACGTCGCCGGCCCGAAGTCCGGCTCCGGTGCTCAGGTTCACCTGGGCCGTTACGTCGCGGAAGCCGTGGGCGAGCATATCCTGCTTCATGTTCCCCGTATATGTGCACGTCAGCGGCACGCCCGCCTGCTTCCACGAGGAGATCACCATCGAGCTGCAGTCATAGTCCGGACCCCATCGGGATCCCTGATCGTACCCGTGCGCGTCGTCGTATGCGATGCTTTTTGCCCACGCGCAGGCCTTTTCTATTACGCTCATATGCGCTCCTTAATGCACTCTGCAGGGAGGTCCGTTCGGATCCTCCCTGCTTTCTGCTTACAGCGTCTTTTTCATTGCCGCTATTCCTTCGGCGCTTCCGGCAATCCCGTCGCAATGCTGTTCAGGATACTGAGCAGCGCGGCCAGGGCGGCGGAGGACAGCACAAGGATCCAGTCCACTTCCTGCAGGACCGCTGTGGTCCCGATCGTGGCGATCATGGTCTGGCACAGCGTCCTCAGCGCGCGGATCAGCGCGGCTTTCCAAAATTCAGACATGAGATATCACTCCTCACACGTTGAATACGAACTTCACCAGCACTCCGATCAGCGCGGTCCCGATCACTCCTACGCCCCACAGGATCGCGGTCAGCTTTGTATTGATCACGGCGTACTGCGTGTCGTGTTTCGCCATCCGTTCCTCCAGGGCTTTGATGCGGTCCCGGTACTCGGTGTGCTCCTGATGGTTCTGCTCCCAGCGCTCCTGATCGTTCATCGTTTACCTCCCCGTCACGTCGCAGGGGAGGGCGAGCGCCCTCCCGCTGCTTTATACGATCGCCTTATCAGGCGCCGGTGGAGAAGATGATCTGCCGGGCGTCGCCCCAGCCCACGCCGAAGTCCGTGTACGCGGTGTACATATCCTTCAGCGGATCGTCCAGTTTGCTCTGGAACAGGGTCGGCCGGGTGATGTAGACGATGAGCGCGATGTCCTTCATCAGCCGTCTGTCGCACACGGCCCACTGCTTTTTGCTGAAGCCGTCGTCGCCGCCGCCGATGACGATGTACTGCAGGTCACTGACGGGATTGACGTGATCGGTCTGATCGGGATAGAGCCGCGCGTTCTCGCCGCAGATCTGTTTGGCAGTCGCCTCCAGCTCCGGGGATACCAGCAGCGTGTCGTACTGGCACAGGAAGGGCAGGCCGTCCGGCGTGACGAAGCGGTTGGCCATGCTCTGCGCTTCGGTAATGGCGGCCACGCTCAGGTTCTTGCTGATCAGGTTGCTGTAGGTGCCCGCGTCGGGATCCGGGATGTACTTGCGTCCCGAAGATCCCTTGCTGGCCACCGGGTGATCCGTGGCGGCCCAGGGCTTTCCGTCGCCGCCGTTGTGCATGCCGTCGTCGAGGAAGGCGTTTCCGATCATGCGCAGCGCGTGCAGATACACGGTCATCGCCGCGCTGTCGCCCAGGCGCTGGCCGACGCGGCGGCAGGCGCCGTTCTGGTCGACCTTCGCTTCCTTGAAGCGCACGGGGATCGACAGGGAGAACTCGCCGGGAGTGACGACGGTCTTGAAACCGCGCGACATCTTCCCCTCGTTCACCTCGTCCTCATACGGCTGAAGTTCGCCGTACCCGCCGGTGCCGGTGATCTCGTAATCCACGGAGTTGGTCGACGCTTCTCCCAGGATCGGGAGGAGCTTGTTCAGTCGGTCCGCATAGGCAAAATCAAAGGCTTTGCCCACGAACTTGTAGTTATCGTTTTTCCACGGGGTCATAACAGGCATTGTCGTTTCCTCCTTCCCTTACTCTTCCACGCCCAGGCTGTGCTCCACAGCCATCAGGCGGATCATGTGCCGCTCGAAGTCGTGGCCCACGCATTTCAGCTTGGTCGCGCCCTTCGCGGTCAGCACCAGCGTGCTGAAATAGGTCCCGTCCAGCGTGGCGATGCCGCCCACGGCGGCGCCCAGCTTGGGGTAGACCTCGTACTTGTCGCCCTCCGACGGGGTGCCGCCGCTGGCCTTGGTGATGATCGTGCCGCTGGCGGTGTAGTCGGTGACGGGGATCTTCTTGCCGATCGGGTCGGTGTTGGTGCTGTCGGCGGCCTTGCTGATGAGCAGCAGCACGCTGTCGTTGAAGGCGTCGTTCGCTGCGGCCGCGGCCACGTCGCCGTTCGCGGGCACGATGGTGGTCGCACTTCCGGAAGCGGCGGTGATCACGGGTGCCGGGCACTCAAAGATCAGCTCCGGGTTGTCGTACACCAGGATATCTTCGCCGTTGGCCCGCGCGTTCAGGGCGTCGGCCGATCCGGGATGGTTCTCGGCGGCGATGCCCAGGATCGCGGCGGTCTCGGCGGCGATCGCGCTGATCACCTTGCCGGCGCTCAGCTTCACCACCTGCCCCAGGCTGATGGCCGTGCTGGTGGCGATGGGGTATTTCCTCACGGTCAGGCCCACATGCCCTCCCGCGTTCTGAATGGGTCTCATTGCTTTTTCCCTCCGTTTGTTTTTGATTTGCTCGCGGTCTTCACCGCGAAAGGAATTCTTTGGCGGTCATCTTCATGTGCGGATAGGCGCGGTTCCATTCATCCAGCGCTTTCTGCTGTTTGGCGGTCAGGGTCTCTCCCCCCGCTCCGCCTCCGGCTCCGGTGCTGCGCTCGTCCTTGGAAGATTTCTTCCGCACCGCAGCTTCGCCGGCCGCCCCGGTGATCTCCAGCCAGTCGCCGTACAGCCCGGCCAGCGGCTCACGTCCGTACCGGCTACCGCAGAATTTCCGGAACGCTTTGTTCCCGTCCAGTTCGGCCAGGTCCACGTCCGGATAAGCCTCCGTAAAGGCCGCTGCGTCCAGCGTCACCCAGCGCTCCAGCGCCGCCTTTTCTTCGTCCTGCTTCTTCTTGGCAGCGGCTTCCGCCCGCTGCTCCCGCAGAAAGTCACTGTTGTCCTCCTCCTCGGTCAGCTCCGCCACGGATCGCCCGGTCTCTTTCGCCCTGGCCTCGATCCGCTGCTTCCGCGCCGCCTTGGAGTAGGCTTCAAGCCCTTCGATGTTCGTGATCGTTTCACCTGTCGTCGGGTCGCGCATACCCAGCTTGGTGAAGCGCCGCGATATCTCATCCATGGCTCTCTGATACCCTGCGTCCTCGCCCGCCCGGCGGGCCGCCTGGTACCGTCTGTTGTCTTCGTGGCTCTGACGATCCCGCTCGGCGCTGTCGGGATTCTGTTCGCCTTCGGTCTCTGCCGCGTCTTCGCCCTGAGGAGTTACGGATTCCTCTTCAGCTTCCCCGTAGCTGATTACGTCTTCATTCATGGGGGCATTCCTTTCTCAGGTCTCTGACCTGTCCCCGCCTTGTACTGCCGGCGGGCCGCGAATTCACCGGGCGGAGGAGGGCTGTCCGTTGTCCCTCCTCCGCGTATAGGCTTTGCGCATCCACCCTTGCGGGATCCCGCGCTGCCTATATCACCGGCAATTACCATGCTAAAGGAAAAGTTTCCCCAATCTTCCCCGACTTTTTCCCAGTGCTTTCAACGCTTTGCGCCGTTTCGACAAAAAAGAACGGGCGTTTCCGCCCGCTCTACAGTCCGCTTTCTCTTGTCTGTTCCGCCAGCCAGTCCTCGAAGGACTTCCTCTGCTCCTGTGTTTCCTCTTCGCCTTTCGCGTATCCCATCTGTGCCGCCAGTTCGTGCAGCGCCTTGATGGCGGATCCGGCGTCGAAGATCCAGTCTCCGTCCGGCACCTTTTTCCGCTCGTCCGGATCCCATACCATGTGCGGCACCGCCGTCATGCTCCGGTCCACTATCTCCACGAGTCTCCGCCCGATCCACGCTTCCGATATCCCCAGTTCGTCGAACAGCTTCTTCTCCAGCTCTCTCCGATAAGCCTGCACCTCCGGCATGGACAGGAGCCGCGACGCCTGCTGCTCGGCGGATCTGCGGCTGTACCCCGCCGCGATCGCCGCTTCCTTCCCGATCCCGCTCTGCAGGTATGCCTCCACGAATTTCTTCTGCCTCACCGTCAGGCCCATAGCTTCACCTTCTCGTAGAACTCACGCTGCATCTGATACACTCTGCCCTTCCCGATCCGGTACCGTTCTGCCGCTATCCTCGGACTCACGCCCCTCAGCACCACGGCGGTCAGCGCCACGCGCTCCACACCGCCCACGGATATCCGGTCGATCAGGTCCCGTATGTCCTCCCGCTCCTCCTCCGGCAGCTGCTTCCACAGGTCCAGCTTGGCGCGGATGAATCTCTGCTCCCGTACGGATCTGTTGCAGC